AATAACAAGGATTAATTAAAATGAAACAGCACCTAGGTAAAATTCAAACTAAAACCGTTCCATTCATGGATGGAGACGTAGAAATTAAAACTCTTACAGTTGGACAAGCTAAGCTAATCGAAGCTGAAACTAAAGCTATGCAAGCTTTGCCTACTGAAGATCAAGATCAACTTGCACTATTGCGATCGGTTATTCGTATTGCTGTTGTAGATGCAGAAGGACTAACTGACGAAGAGATGGATTCTTTTCCAGTAGCAGAGTTGACTAAACTTTCTGAAGCCATTATGGGTATCGGCGATGACGAGGGAAACGCTTAAGCGAGAAAGAACTATTTCTTTTTGATCTCGCGTTCCACCTCAAAATCCCTGTCTACCAGATAGAACAAGAGATGCCAGCTTCAGAATTAAGAAAATGGACAGAGTACTTAGAAGCACGACCTATCGGTTGGAGGGAAGATCAACGAACCTCCCTGATGATGAATGCTCAAGGTGTTAAGAAATCGGGGCATGAAATTTTCCCTTCACTAGCGGCACTGCAGAAATGGCAGGACCAAAGGGAAGACGAAGATGTTATGCGTCAAACATTAAGCAAATCTGTTTTCGGTGCTTTACTGGAATCGGCTAATAAAAACTAGGAGATTAACATGGCAGTACAAGTCAAGGTCACCTTAAAGGGTGTCAGAGAGACCTTTCGTGGACTAGACCAAGAAACCACTAAGCTAGTAAATAGTGCACAGCGTATTGCCGCTTTCCAATCCATAGCTGACTTACAGTTTAAGACTCCGGTAGATCAAGGACGCGCAAGATCCAGTTGGTTACTCACTAAGAGTAGCGGACAGGTATTTGATAGCGGCACTGGGAGGCAACCTATTGCCCCTCTTGGTCCTATACCTAATACTACTATTGAATCGTTGTACATCACTAATGGTACACCTTATATTCAGGATCTTAACGCAGGGTCTTCTTTGCAAGCACCTCCACGCTTCATTGAATCTACTGTGTCCAAATATTTTAAGACGAAAGGATCTTTTGTCAGAATTATTTAACATAACCCAGCCCCAATCGATAGGCTCTTAATCATAAGAGACACTAAGGTAGGGGCTATTTTTTGAGGACTTTTAAATGGCATTACAAATTGAAGTGCAAAGTAATACCAGACAAGCCCGTTCAGACCTCGCTAGGTTAAATAAATCGGTAGATAAAATCTCTACTACTACAACTAATATGGCAAACAAGTTACAAAAATCTGTAACTATCTTAACGGCTGGTATAGCTGGCTTAGTCGCCGCTAAAGGCTTAGTAAAAATTACTGACCAATTTACTTTGGTTGAGAACAGAATTGCTCTCGTAACAGGTAGAACTAAAGAACTAAACAAAACATTTAAAGAATTACAAGAAGTATCTATCCGATCTCGTGGTTCACTGGAAGGCATTGCTGACCTGTATAACCGAATCGGTAGGTCTACTAAAAGTCTAGGTGTAAGTAACCAAGACGTAATTAAAGTAACTGAGACCATCCAGAAGGCTATCGTCATCTCTGGTGCTGGACGTGAATCCGCTAATGCGGCTATTGTACAGCTTGGTCAGGGTCTTGCGGCAGGAGCGTTGCGAGGACAAGAATTAAACTCTGTTATGGAGCGGACACCACGAGTTGCGGCGGCTATTGCGGCTGAGCTTAATGTAGGAGTTGGTGGTCTACGTAAACTAGCAGAACAAGGTAAGATTACTTCTGAAGTAGTTGTTAAGGCTTTTACTTCTCAACGAGAAATCATTGAGAAAGAATTTGAAGCAGTGAACGCTACTGTAGGCGAAGGTTTTTCTCAGGTAGGACAAGGTGCCGCATTGATGACTCGTGAGTTCATCGCTGGTACTGGTGCCGCTGATAGCTTTGCTCAGAAACTATTAACATTAGGTGCATCGTTAACACGAGGCGCACCATCGGCAAGAGCAATGGGTGAAGCAATTAACCGCTTCCTATACGCTCCTGCTCCTAAAGACGGGCTTTTCGGAGACCTCTTCACTAAAGCTGAAGACCAAATGTCTGGTTTTCAAAAGGCATTAAGCAACCTAGGTATCTACAAAGCTATTGACTTGTTCAAAGAGCTAATGGATACCGTAGTCGATCTAACAGACGACCTAGGAGATAAGGCACTCAAGAAAGTTGAGAACTTTACACAGGGTGTCAATGATGCTTTCTTCTGGGTAATGGATAAAGTAGTAGGCAACTCATGGTGGCCAGACCTTGTTGATGGTGTAGTTAATTACACAGATAACTTGGTTGAAGCTTTATTTAAAGTTGAAGACTTCACTTCTAAAGTATCTCGCGCTTTCAAAAAGGCACTCACCAAGGTATTAGGTGATGCTGATTCTCTTAGAGGCAGAGTACAAGAAGGGCTAGCAGTAGCATTTACTGGTCTCTCACTCGGTCTTTCTGTTACAGCATCAGGCGGTGCAGGTATTGCCGCAGGCTTAACTTCTGAACTAGCTAAAGGATCTGATTACATCCGTAGTGAGTACCCTAAAGCATATGACTTTGCGGCTTCTGCGGCGGCTCTAGCTTTAACTACTCGCATTGGCGCTTTAAAGTTCCTATCCTTGCCATTAGCACTAGGTTCTGCTCTTGCGGCAGGACTAGAGTCTAGTACCCTGTTAACTGCTATTGAAGAAGTTGCTCGTACTATATCAAACTCTGTTGGTAGAGCTTTTGGTGCAGTTATTGCAAATCTACCTAGTCTCATTATAGGTGGTATCGCAGGTGCTCTTTCAAATATAAGCCAAATAGGTTCTGCACTACTAGATGAACTTGGTTTTGTAGGGGATATCATAAGCTCTATACCTTTCGCTTCAACTATTGTTGGCTCACTTACAGCGGCATTCCTAGTATTTAACTGGGGCGGCTCTCTGTTCGGCGGTGCATTTAAGACAGCAGTGGCTACTGCAGGAAACTTCATTCTTAAATCAATGGGATCTGCTAGGTTAGCTGAAGAGTTCTTAAGCATAGGTGCTATAGGTAGCACTGTATTCAACAAACTTAAAACAGTAGCGGTAAGCGCAGGTCTTGCTATTCAAACTGCTTTTGCAGGACAGACTACTATATCAGGAATGATTACTGTAATTTCTGCTTTGTCAAAAGAGTTTTTAGTTTTAGCATCCGCTGTGTATACAAACGTTACTGCATTTATTGCTAACAATGCGGCAATGGTGGCCACTCGTGGTCTTGCGTTACTTGCTTCTTTAGCAAATGGTG